TTAGCGATTCCATATTTGGTTTCACCACCAGCATCATCAGGGTCATTCACATAACCACCTTCGTGTTCTAAAACTATTTCTATTATTTCGTCAAATGTTGTTTTCATAATAACATCTCCATATATAAATATATATAAAATAAAAAAACCCTCGATTTTTATTTCAAGGGTTTTCTCATATATTAGTTTAAGTATTTATTAGAATTTAAGGATTGCGTAATCATATCTTAATGTTAATGATATTTCAACTGGGTCTGATGAGTCAAATGCTAAGTCACCAAAATTAGCTGATTGAATATACGCACCTTTTAGTTCCCATTCTTCAACCACAGCTCCAACTGGGTCTAAAAGGTTAAAAGTTATATTTTTCTTGTAAAAATCAGAGTATCCATCTCTACCAGTAACTGATTCGTGGTGTAATCTAACCCATTCAATCACTTGTTGAGCACCAGATGGAACAACTGGATCATATAATGTAATATCTAATGGTTGCCATCTTGACTTACCTTTGACATATCGTGTTACATTCATGTGTTCTAACACTACTTCGTCTGACTCAATTGATGGTCTGTTCATAGCTCTGATTAAATAAGCATTAATACCATCAATTTGCATTATAAATCTATTTTTGAGCTTTGGCTCAAAAGGTGTAAACATTATATCTTGTGGTTCCAATAATTCTGGCATTTCATTTCTCCAAGTTAAATACTTTTTTATCTATATATAAATATCTTAAAAGATAAAAAAGTATTAACTTATTTATTGTTAATTATTACTCTGGAAAAGCCGCACCAGTTCTTTGTACTGTGAAGTCTAATACTATGAACTCTGCAGTTCTCGCAGGTTGTAAGAATAATTGTCCAACTAATTGGTTTCTATCAATTGTATCAGGTGTATTGTTTGTCTCATCCATTACTACTCTGAATGAAGTAAGTCCACTTTGTGATTGAACTTGTTCCAAAAATGGATTCACTATTGATAAAAATCTTCGTCTTGTCGCTGATGTATTTTGTTCAAATACAAGGAATCTTGAAGAACTTGCGATAAACTTCTTAACATTTATTAGTAATCTTCTTACGTTAACTCTGTCTAGTGCACTTGCCTTTTTCTGTAAAGTTTTCTGTCCAAACACTACAACTCCTTGACCAGGAAATGTGGCAATTGGATTTACAGATGAGTTATAAAGTGAATCTCTATCATTTTTAGTTAGTTTTCTTTCAGCCTGAACAGCAGTTTCAATCACCCCTCTATTCAAACCAGCTGGTGCAAACCATGGATGTGCTACTTTATCGTTAAATGCAATAACTCCACCCATGACAACTGATGGTGGAACCCATCTTGCAGTTCCAGCAACTTGTGAATCAGGTATTTTAACCCAAGGCCAATACATAGCCGCATGACTTGAATCTTTACCATCCGCCTGGTCAGTTGCATTCACTACATTTTTTCCATATTCCACTGGATCTATGACTGCAAAACAATCACCTCTATCTTCACAAACATCTATCACTTTAGTGGCCACACTACCATGTACACTGTTTATTACACCTGGTGTTAAAATCATATTAATATCATATTCATCTTGATTAGAGAGTAAATCAAGAGCCTGTATGTATTGGTTAAATCCGTTAGCTGCTCCATCATCACTTATATCTAAACCTTGTGAATTATTTTCTGCTATGTTTTCATAGAATTGTCTTGGATGTTGTACAGTTCCATCTGTTCCCCCACTAAATGAACCACCAAGTGAACCACTGTTTGAACCACTGGCTTCTGATGGTAATGACGCTGTGGCTGCACTATCTCTAATACTACCGTTTTCATCAAGGTAATCTATTGTTTCTTTTTTTATTTCAACTCTTACATATTGAGATTTTCTTGGGTATGAACCACTTAATTGTAAAAATGGTTTACCGTCTTCATCAGTTCTTAGAGTTTCAACTTGGTCACCAATCGCCTTACCAATGAAATTAGGTGAATTAGGATCTAATGTTAATCCTGTGTAACTTTCAAGAGTTTGTTTTCTTTTAATTGAATCATCACCTCGTCTAATGGCTAAACCAAACGTACCTTTATTTTTATTTACATTAAAAACTTCATATCTTAAATTGTCTTTAGATCCACTCAATAAAAGAGAATTAGCACCAGTTTTTAAATTTACTCCATCACCACTATTAACAATTGAACCCTCACCAAGTGTATGTAGTTTAAAAGGAACTTCCATCACCCCACCGTTAAAATCTCTACCACCCGATAGACTCTTTGTAGTAATAACATTTGAAGCTGCTTCGATATCAACATAGACTCCTTTTCCATTATAAAGGGGAAGTGAACCTCCATGAATAACTGAAGGTGATCCATGAAAATTAGGACCTGCACTATTAGGTATACCAAATGCTCCATGAGTTCCATGTTCAGCACCACTTGTATTAGGGAAAAGACTACTTGTCAATCCAACTGTTGCTCCTTCAGCACTAGCCGTTATAAAAAGACCATGTAAAGATTGACTATTATTTACAGTTGCTGCAAATAGAGTTGCTGTATCAGCTAAACTTGAACCTGAATTAACATGTATTAGTGTAGATGTATTTGTTCTCGGTGCAGATGAACCAGTAATTTTAAATACAACCGAACTACCACCAAATGGTTTCAATGATGCAGTAACATTTGGTTCTCCAACAGCTAAGTTAGGTCCTACTAAAGTTATACTTCCTGTATGAGGTGCAGTTCCTGTACTTTTACCAACAACAGCAGGATCAACTGAAGAAGATATATTTACAGTTGCATGACTGGAGTTACCAGCTAATATTCTTACCACTGTTAATTGACCTGAATGTCTTAAATACTGTTCAGCCGTATGTGATGTTAAATATTGATAATAACTACTTCCACTTTTAAATGAGGTTCCAAAAATCCTCTCATATTCTGAAAAAGATGAAACTATGGTTGGAACTAAAGCAGGTCCTTTGACCGTTGGTCCTATTAATGCTGCTCCTATTTCTCCAACTGCAGCTGGTAAGAAACTTTGGTCTATTTCATTTGTAAATACACCAGGACTAACTATTTTATTTGCCATTAAAAATCTCCAATTTTATTTATTCAGGAAACGATGCACCTGTTGGTTGTATTGTGAAATCTAGTACTATAAATTCAGCAGTTCTTGTTGGTTGTAAAAATAATTGACCAACCATTTGATTCCTATCTATGGTATCAGGTGTGTTATTCGTTTCATCCATCACCACTCTAAATGCACTCAATCCACTTTGTGATTGAACTTGTTCTAAGAAAGGATTAACAATTGCCAAAAATCTTCTTCGTGTTGCCGCTGTGTTCTGTTCAAAAACAAGAAATCTAGACGATGAAGCTATAAATTTCTTGACTCTAATTAATAATCGTCTAACATTAATTCTATCCAATGCTGATGATTTTTTCTGTAATGTTTTTTGTCCAAATACCGTTACACCTTGACCAGGAAATGTTGCGATTGGATTGACGTTTGAATCATATAATGAATCTCTATCAGCCTGAGTCAGTTTTCTTTCAGCCTGAATTGCAACATCAATACCACCACGATTTAAACCTGCCGGAGCGAACCAAGGATGTGCAACTCTATCATTGAATGCATATATTCCACCTAATACTACTGATGGTGGCACCCACCTTTGAGTTCCAGTGACTTGTGAATCAGGTACTTTAATCCAAGGCCAGTAAACAGCTGCAAAGTTTGAATCTCTAGCCTCAGCCTCTGTCGTAACCTCAGTTACATTACTACTATATGCAACAGGATCAAGTATTGCAAAACAGTCTGCTCTTTCTTCACATACATCGATAATTTTTGAAGCCACGGTGGTATGTAATTTCGATACAATACCTGGAGTTAATATTAAATTAATATCATATTCATCTTGATTTGATAATAAATCTAGTGCCTCTTGATAAGAGGAAAGTCCTTCAGCATCTGCTGTTGGATCAAATCCTTGTGTATTGTTTTGAGCTATATTTTCATAGAAATTAGCAGGTGTTACACCTGTTTTTGATCCATTGTGATTACCCAATGCATCAAATCCACTAAATCCATCTGCACCTCCCGTAAATCCACCATTAAATGAACCACTACCACTATGAGGTAGAGAAGATGATGCTGCATTTACTCTAACATTACCGTTTTCATCAAGGTAATCAACTGTTTCTTGAACTGATTCAACTCTTACGTACTTTGACTTATTTGGATATGAACCACTTAATTGTAAAAATGGTTTACCGTTTTCATCAGTTCTTATAGTTTGAACTTGGTCACCAACCATTTTTGATATAAAATTTGTAGAATTAGGATCTAATGTAACATTATTGTATGTTTCTAATATTTGTTTTCTTTTATGTGTATCATCACCTCTTCTGATTAAAAGAGTAAATGTTCCTCTTTTTTTGTTTATATTGGATACCTCATATCTAATATTATGTTTAGAACCACTGATAAGAATGTTATTCGTTCTAGCAGTGGTGTCAGCATTATTCATTATTGTCCCATCAGCTAAGGTTGTAAGTTTAAATGAAACTCCACTTTTACCATCAGATGTTATATCACCAGCTGCACTACTTGTTATAACAGAAGCGGTAGCTGGTCCAAATGCACCATCCATAATCCTTACGACCGTTAAAGTGTCTGAATTTCTTAAATATTGTTCTGCAGTGTGTGATGTTAAAAATTGAACTTGAGTTGAACCACTTTTAAATGCATCTCCAAATTTTTGTTGATATTCTGCAAATGATGTTACCACAGTTGGAACTAGAGCAGGTCCTTTGACCGTTGGTCCTATTAGTGCCGCTCCTATGTTAGCTACTGCTGATGGTAAAAATGTTTGATCTATTTCGTTTGTAAATACTCCGGGGGAAATTACTTTTTCGGCCATTGAAGGTTCTCCTAATTAATTTTGAGGTAAAAATACCGCATGCATTGATGCATTTTTTCATATATAAATATATGATTTTAACTCCAAACAATAAATTTTTTTTCAATTATTAAGATTTATTTGGTGTAAATACAGAGGTGTCTGGATTTAAACTTCCATCTCCGTATTTTTCGGTAATTTTATTTAAGAATTCTTTTTCTTCTTCAGTTGTTTTTTTAAATTGCTCTTGAATATCATTTGTTGATTTATCTAATGATATTAATTGTTCTTCTAACCTTAGACGAGCTATATGCACTTGTCCAAAATTTGATTGAATTTCAAAGTATTTGTTTTGAAACTCTTTTACTTTATTCATTTCTTCTTCTGTGAACTTTATTTCTTCCGCCATTGTAACCTCCATTTTATTTATGTTATATATAAATATATATTAAATTTTCAAAAAAGTAATTTATTTTGTTTTTAAATCTGTGTTTATTTGATAATCCGTTGCATCACCTTCAACACCAAAAACGACTTTTGATGGAACTAGTTCTTTTCTCATATTTGATATTTTGTTTGTAACTATGGAATTCATATACTCTGGTAATAAATAAGCTTTTGTCAATACATTGAACGTTGACTTAATAAATCTCTCTCCAGCTTCTGACATTTCTGAAGCATCTGATATGTTTTCTATTACTGATAAAAACTTCAGGTCTGTTGCTCCTCCCCAATAAGTATGACTGTAATCCACAAAAGACTCTATGATTGGATTCATTTGTTCTATGAAGTTTGTCCACACTATGAATTCATAAGTTATGTCAGAATAAGTTGGCATAGATGTTACAATGTTTTCATTAGCTGGTTTTATACCTTGTAAAACTGAAAATCTATCGTATTGATTTTCTTTACTCCAACTTGAATTTCTAACAACACTTACAAACTTATTTTGAACATCGTGAGAATAAGATTGTCCTGATAATTCATTTCTTGAAACCTCAACTCTTTTCAATACAATGAGTGGTAAAATTAAAGAGCCATTTTTATCTCTTAGTACTCCTCTTTGTCTAACAGACTTCCACCTTTCCTCGTTTCCATAATAAACAGGTATTTTAATTACTTCATTGGCCTCTCTTACAGTTGGTTTCATTATATTTTTAACATGGTTTATCATAGATGTGTCGACATCTTTTAAAGTTATGGAATAATTATCAGAAAAATTACTACCAGGAATAACGGTTGTTTCACTATTACCCCTAATAGTAGTATTTTTAGTTGATATTTGGTCAACTCTGTTAACTGATTCTTTATTCACCACCTGTTTGTTTGTTATTCTATTAACGGCCATTTCGTTTTCTCAATGCTTTTAGTTTATCTTTTTTAGTTTTAACCTTACCTTTAAATTCCTCTGATTTGACTGCATTTTGGTCAACCATTGATATTGCAATCTCTCTTTGTATATCTACCTCAACAGCTTTTGTACCTGTTTGACTATCTGTACCTATGTTATCTATCTTATTCATCAACTTACCCATCATTTGTTCCATTTGTAAATTACCAGTTGGTTCAGGTGTGTAAATATGTTTTCTTTCACCATAGACATCATCTTCCATCACATTACCATTCACCTCTTTTTTAGGTTTTGGAGTCGGTTGAAAATTACCATCCTTTTCATCAAACTTTTTGATTGTTTTATGTGTTATTCTTTGAACAGCCATTATCTTGGTCTCTCTTCTATTTGTAATGATGATAATCTTGAACGATGAGCAGTTGCTTTTATTTGATGTTTAAATGCAGGATGTCCAGCAAATAATTGTGGCTCTGTTGTTCCATTGATTTCCCAATAATAATTATTCCAATCCACAATGTCTCCAGTTTCAGGTACAAAGTTTAATGAACCACTTGATAGATTTTCTCTTTGAAAATACATTTCAATTGATGAATTTAAATCTGCACCAAATTCTTCTTGAACAATTTCAGGTTCATTATATAATATTAAACAATTAACTCTGAATCCTATATCATAATATTTTGTTGTTGACTCACCATAAATGTTATCGTCCGTTCTATCTATGTTTACTTTATAGATATCAACTGACTGCCCGACAATCTCATCAATTAATTCTTCATTCATTGAATTAATTAAATCAAATTCTTTCTGTGGTACGAAAAATGGTTTTGTCTGTGACATTTAATTATCCTATGTATATTTTTAATGGAGCTTTAGATAATACTTGTTGTTGAGCATCGGCAACTTCTTGTTCTTTTCGTGAACCTTCTGCTAATGAAACTGAATCCAAAAACTCTTTTAATTCATCAAGTAATTGTGTTTTTTCTTCTCTACCCTCAGCTTTTAGTGACTCACCGTCCATAGACACTTCACCATTTGGTAGTGGTAATGAAGCATATTTACTTCTTATAATTCCTAACAATTCTTTTGCAAGTGCTAAAGTATATTTTCTAATCCAATTCCTACCAGCAGAATTTATTTCTTCATATGTTATAAATTTATACGGTATGTTTGATGGATCTGAAACTTTTGAATCCGTATAAGTTCTCGTAACCCCTTGTCTATCTTCTTTCACATAATAGTCAAAATAAATTTTATCCCCTGCATCTGCGGTCTCAGGTCTTGGAAATATCCTTAATTTATTATTAATTAATTCAAATGAGTATGCAGATTTTCTAATCAAGTCATTTGTCTCTATGGCGTTCGCTCTAGCCAAATCATATGATATTGGTCTTAATATGTAAGAAACTGCTGGTGATACGTTTCCGAATCCAAATGAATCCAATAATTCAATGTTATCATAAGTTCCAGCAAAAGGATCATAAAATTTAGATATGGCTGCAGGTCCTTGATTGAATATTCTTTGTATTTCTAATCTTTTGTTAGTATGTGATGAGTTAATGTTTGAATCTGTTTCTAAATCATAAACTTGTTTTGAACTAGTTATAATAATGGAACCCGTGTGTAATGTAACTCCACCTCCAACATTTACAGCTTCACCATATTGTTCTGATAAAAGAAAAGTTGTTCCCATATGTGGTGCCTCAACTTCATGAGAACCTGTTGAACTCATACTAGAACCACTTTGTCTAGCAGTTGAACCATAATGTTCCCACATCCAATTTTTTGTATTGTAATGATTGATTTGTTGTGAATATTCTGATACGGCTTCTTCAAAACAAGCATATATTGAACCACTGTTAAACTCCAACTGCATAACTGGATGTCCAAGTTTACTCGCTACATATTTACAAGTTGTTAAACTATCGTTTTGAAATTCAGAATCATTATCATAAATTCCATGTGGGGTAGAACTACTAACTTGGTTAGAAGCAGTTGGTTCCGAGTATAAAAATAAAAATTTTGACATTTATTTCTCCAAAATGGTACTATTCATCATATATAAATATCAAGAGAAACAAAAAAGGGTGAGATATTTCCCACCCTTTTGAGTTGTTTTATATTTTATCGATTAACCACCGGTAAAATTCAATGAACCAGAATTATTTGCACCAATTGAATTAAAAGTAACTTCTTCAGCGACATTTTCTGCATTTAATATCACAGCAGTGTTACCATCAGGACCAGGTTCTTCTTGAGTAATTGTTACAATATCAGACGCAACAGATGCAGTTAGTTTTCCAGCCATGTTTACATTGACAATATCTCGAATACCATTGGATGCAGCCACTGCTGTAGTATTAGCTTGAAACACTTTATTACTTGTATTTGTACTTCCATCAATACCTTTCATTGATAATGTTGTTCCATCAAAAGCACTCATTGTTATTTGAGATGCTGCAACTAAATCTACAGTACCTGAAATAATTAATTCACCTGTAGGAAAAAAACCTTGATGGTCTCTTATGTAAGAATATTTTTGTTTATCAGCTAATTTATCATATTCCGCATCTAATTTTGGATTTCTTTTATTTGTAGATTCAGAATGTTTTGATACTTTCATATCGTTGTGAGGGTGTTTTCCTCTATAGCCTCTTTTTGCCATTTTATTTCTCCTAAATGTTTAGTACTACTTTTTAGGTTATACTAAATTGTTATTCATTACATCAATGATGTTTAGTACTACTTTCATTGATTCTTATATAAATATCATTTGAAAAGAAAAACCCCCTAATA